TGAATTGCTTGGGGAGGAGAACGTTCATCGTTGTATATATATATTAATTAATCTTTATATAGACTATCAATTTTTATTATTTTATGCGTCTTTTTTCAAATTAAAAAAAATTGACAAAAACTTGGTATCAACACAAAAGAGGATATGAAGATATTCGCCTAAAATAAATAAATATAAAAATACGAAGAACACATTCATTTTGAAGAAATATGCTATAATACAGGCACCTACGAAAGTCATTATAAAATCCACGATGGCGAAATCATATACTCGTATGCTATGTATTCCCTCCCTAGGAACTCCTAGAATATCTTTATACTCGGCAAAAATACACATTATATTTTATATATTATAATATATCTATTAGATTATAACATTATAAAGATTATTAAAGATTATAACATTATAAAGATTATATTATATAATAATAGGATTGTATGAGAAAAACTCCTAAAATTCTAACGAATGATAAATATAAATATTATGATTTAGAGTTTCCAATATATAAGACAAAGAATGGTGGGCGATTAATTAAAATAGGGAATGTTTTCCATAACATGGAAAATAATACTACAATAGATAAAATAAAAGATGAATATAATAAGAAAATACGCGATGAATTATGTGAAGAAGATAAAGAATATGTTATTATCTAATTTCATAAGAAGATACAATAAAACTAATATAATAAGCATCTTATATAATATACTGTATCTTGCAAAAGCATTGATGTGCGCACAAATATATGAAATCAATACAGACTAATCAATATTGATTTCATTGTGCATTTTGAGAATATCATCAAAACGCCATCCTTGTGATAGCCTCGTTTTTTTGATTTTTTTGAACTTTGCACATATTATACTTTGTTCTAAATTGATACAGCAATTAATGTCGAGAATATTAACAATCATCTTGTAATTGTATAATATGAAAGATATGTGTTGTTTATTATTATAGATATTTCCAAGACCATTATTGTATTGCCAACAATTAATCAGTGTTTCTGTATAATCACTAATTATATAATCAACAAAATAGCACAAAAACTTCTCGGACTGCTTATTAAGCATAATCATTATTTCTTTTGTAATCTTAACACCGAACACTTTAGTATTATCTTCTGATAACTTTTCTTCTACTGATTGGATATTTTTAGACTTTTGATATAAACAGTTGAATATTTTAATCGCATACAGTTCTGCACGATTTTTGCTGATTACATCAGAAATGTGTTGATTTTCCTTTACTGCCTTACAAACCTTGTATATCATCTGACATTTCTTGGAGTCATTAATGCCTTTGAATGCTATCTCATTAGCAAATACAATTTGGGCTACAAGAGCGCCGTCCATTATCTGGATAATTTATATTTTAAAAATTTATCTATCAATTTTTTTGGCAAATAATTAAAAATAGACATATTGTTTCTAAATATCCGACAGATGAAAAAACATCTAAAGGAATATATTATAGCGATTATAATGAATCATATTATAATGACATTGAAAAAATATTATATAAATTAAAATAAATGTCCAATGGTGTAATGAAGATAAAGAGTCTGTTATTATCTAATTTCAAACGAAGATACGATTAGGTAATTAACCAGCGTTTTAGTAATACTATCGGTATTCTTAATATCATTAAGAGCATTTGTATTAGTTTCTAGATAATATTTATAAGCATTATCAATACCATAAGACATAAGGATATTGTTAATATCATAAACACTCATTTTTCCAATTTCATTTTCAATAAAATTATACAAATCATTTTGTAAAATCTCGCGATTATCGTGACAATTATTATTGTTATAGCAAATTTGTTCATATATCACTTCACAATAATCATAAATACTTTCATGTATAATTTCTTTAATATAACATTCGAACATAGCGTTTATCAGTAGATTAGTTAATATACAATACTAACGCCTATCATATCAATTTTTATTATTTATTGAAAAGATAAAAAATATATATATTTATCAAGGTGTAATATCCTTTTACTTACATTTGATACTATTGTATAGTTCAAGAATATCTTCAATATTCCACAACATAAACTCGACCTTTTTATAAGTTTTTTTATTTTCCTCAATTTTCCTTAATTTTAGAGAATTCAATTCGCTTTCAAAATCAATACCAAGAATCTTAACGATGATTCGCTTATAATTATATAAGAGATACTTACTAATCAAGCGCGAATCGTAATAGATGCTTTTATAACCACTATTACATAGAATGTTATGATTTAAAATTTTAATATAATCCAGCAATATAAATTCTATGAAACATTCGCGAAAACATGGTTTCTGTTTATCGAGCATCGTAGAGATAGAGTTGGCAAATTTCGCGCTAAACTCATTTGCGATAGCGTCAACATCTCCTTCGGCACTATTTAAATCGCTTACATGTTTTCGCAAACAATTGAAAATGCGAATTGCGTAAAGTTCAACACGATTCTTATCAATTGTATTAATAATGTGCTCATTCTCTTTGGCTGCCCTACAAACACCCGCGAGCATATGGCATTTCTTGGCATCATTGATATCTCTAAAGGCGTTCTCGTTGGAGAAAATGATTTGTGCTAGGAGCGAGTTATCCATTGTGGGATATAGTTAGGTATCCTTATATCTATATTATCAATTTTTATTATAGTGTAAAATAACTAGACCATTTTAATTTATACTAGATTTTTACATTTTTTCTAATTTAAAATTTGAGTACATAACTTTTTATTTTCTAATATTTCAAAAGTTTTCTAGAAATTTCTAAATAAAAAAAGTTATGTACTCAAATTATTCTATTCATTTTTTGAAAAATTCTAGATACGATTTATATGATATGCCAAAAAAACGAAAAGCAATATGATATCTTAACAGCATTTAGTATAGCGCAAAATTATCTAATACATTAATTTTAATCAATAAGAACAGAGAAAATACTAGAATACAGAGCAATATATCTATAATAGATCTTTCCAAAGAATATAAAGTGTCATCTAATATTATTAGGATTTCAGTTAGCATCCAATGATAGGCGATAGGCGATATTATGATATATTATGATATAATCATTTTTTTAATTTACATAGAATAATACATATTATCACAAGACTCTTCTTTTTTAACAGAGCATTTATGATATAGCGACATAATAACATCGTATAATATTTTACATATTCTAGATTTTTCAAACATATATTATAAATCTTAATAAATCCTAATATTATATAATAACTTTATTACCCCCTGTGGGACTCGAACCCACACTCTTTTGATTAGAAGTCAAACGCGATATCCAATTTCGCCAAGAGGGCATAAAAATATAGAAAAAATAGTAATAGGTGTATTTAATGTAATACACTATATACGTATATAATTATATTTTGTATTTGAACGCACTATATAAAAAATGATATATATATGTAAGTATTATAAGTATATGTGCGATAATTGCGACTATATTATTACGACTGAAGGAACAAAAGATAAAATTATAGGAGGTGTCGATGAAGTTGCTAGAGGTACTTTTATTGGCCCTGTAATAGCGGCGTGTGTAGTTTTACCTAAAAGTTTTCCAGATGAAACTTACAAACAGATTAAAGATTCTAAAAAATTGTCAGAAAAAAAGCGCGAATTCTTGGCATCTTATATTAAGGATATATGTATAACATATGGAGTAGGCGAAGTATCTAACGAAGAGATTGATAAAATTAATATATTAAATGCTACAATGAAAGCGATGAATCGCGCAATAAATGAGGCGTATAAAAAGCATTCTTTTAATTATTTATTAATAGACGGTCCTAACTTTAAAGGATATATTCCGCCCGGCGAAGATGAAGATATGATAGAATACGAATGTGTATTACAAGGTGATGCTAAATACTTATCTATTGCCGCGGCATCAATAATAGCGAAAGATTATCATACAAAATTAATAAATAAAATGGTTGATGACAACCCGCGACTAATGTTATATGATATTAAAAAAAATAAAGGATATGGAACTAAAAATCATCTGACAGCATTAAAAATGCACGGATTAAGCGATTTTCACAGAAAGACATTTGGAATATGTAAAAGCCTATAGTATAGCGAAAATAAAGCGAAACGACAAAGTGTTTAAGACGCCGCTTTAGTTACAGATATCGGAGCGGTATTCTCGGCGCTTTTATAACAATCTAGATAACTCCAAGAAATACCACATTTTTTAGCATATTCGCATTTTAATTCTTGATTTTTTTCCTTGCTCTCTAATGTATCTAATAAATTAGGATAAATTTCATTACATATTAAGGGTTTTTTTGTTCCAATTTTAACATTAGCAGTATCAGTGGGAAACACGTATCGGTTTGTATTAGCACCTTTGTATTGTACTATACTACTATCAAAATATGCTGGTTGTCCTGCTAATGCGCCTTGCCCTTGGATATTACTATTCGTCCAAGCAGATTTATAAACACCTGATAATTCAGAATATTTTTTTAAACCACTTGACGAATTTACAGTATTACCAATATCGGCTATATCAACGTATAAATATTTCGGTTTATCTACATTTTTTATAAAATTATTACTTGTAGTAGCATAGTTATAAGTATTATTATCATTATTAACTAATTCTAATTGTGATTTGAACTCCGGTAAACTACCAAATACATTTTGATCAGGAACACACTTATATTTTAATATATTTTTGTTATTTGATAATATTATATCATTATCATTATTTAATATATACTGGTCATTTTTCCCTATACTATAATTAGTATTATTTTCTATATTAGAATCATATGCCGGTATTCTTTCATCATTGCGAGAATATTTCTTAACATTGTTAATAATATCGTTAATATTGTTCGTATCAACTACTTTTTCTAATTTCCAGTAATCTGGACATACCGGTAGAGTCTCAACACTCTTTTTTAATTTACGAGGTTTAATGCTAAAAATTGAAACTATTAAATATATTATTATTATTATAGCACCTAATACATATGTAATAACCGCAGGAAAAAATTTATCATATATGTATGTTCTACCCCAGTCAGTAAAAAATATTACAGATAAAAGAATAATAGCCGAAATACCATATACAAAACATACCATCCATGTTCCCTTATACATATTTAGTTTCTCAAGTTTGAATAATTCTAACTCTTTTTGATTAGGTTTAAAGCGTAGTTTAGTTTCCGGATCTAACCCTAAATCTGCTTCATCATATGAAAAAGCAGTATCTATATAACCACTCATTTTTCTATATTTTCTATACTTCTATAATATTATATTATTTATTATTTATTATTATAAATATTTCGTTACATCGAGAGTTCTAGTTCCCTTTTTCGAAGGCATCGTAGATCTTTCAAGAGGTACGGGCATTGTGCTAATGTCCTGTATATATTTTTGCGATTGTTTAATATTTGATATAATTTCAGGTACGCTCCACTCAATAACGCGCGTATTTAAGTCCAATATCTGCGACTTTATATTATATTTGCTATTTTTTCCATATTGAAAATATATAGACCTCATTATAATTTTAAGTTCATCGTCGCTTTGTCTAGATATATTTATTTGACCATCAGTGTCATTTAATATTTTATTACGAATACCCTGTTGTAATAAATCAATATTATCAATTGAAAAAAATATTTTAGAAACTTCTGTACAATCTAAATTGCGGGATATTACGTTTATTTGATGTTCGCTCGCTTTTACGCGCGCTTTTTCAATATTTAATGCGCTGCCATTGGTGGCATCAACGCGTCCATTTAAAAATTTCATTCTATGTAATATTGGGTTGGATTCATCTAATTCTAAATATTCCATTGTTCTTAATATATATAATTATTTTCATTTTATATAATAGTAGTAATAATTAATATATGACAGATTGTAAAGATATTAAAATTTGTTCTCTCGAATTACTTAAAAGAATAAAACATTATAAGCGCGTCAATAAAGCGGATGAAGAAAAAATAATAAATATAATGAATATTTATTTAGACAAACTTATTTTTAATATTACTGCCTTATGTGCGTTGTTATGTTTAAAAATGGGAGTTAAAAAAATATTAGACAGTCATATGAACTATCTATTATATTATATTAATAAATATTGTAATTCGTCCCGTATAAATAATAAATCTTCAAAAGGAGCGCGCGTTTCAGGAATGAAAGGCGGTGCGTTTAATACGGCGGCATTTTTCGGCGTTGATGAATCTAAACATTACAAGATAGAAAATGCTGGCAAAGATGTGATGAATTGTGATTTTAATAACAATATTGCGAGACCTGCGCTGGGATTACAAATGACTGGAGGCGCCTGTTTAAAATTAAATAAAATTGTTAAATTAAAAATTAAGAAGGTTTTTAAACATTTTAATATCAAAGTAGGCGATAAATCATTAGAAATTATTATGGTGAAATTCAATGATATATTAAATGATTTAACGAAAAAATTAGGTAATAGCAGAAGTACAGAATTAAAATTTTCTAACTTTAAGAAACTCATTTATAAAAATAAAATAATGAAAAATGATATATAAATATATATGAATATAATTATTAAAAATGCCAATAATTACTTTGGATGGTAATATAGGTTGTTATAAAACTAGTATTTTAAATTATTTTCATAAAAATTATAAAACGCCAGTAGATTTGGAACCCGTTGATAACTGGAGCGAATATCTTAATAATATGTATAATACAGAAAATAGCACGTACAATTTTCAAATAAAAGTTTGGCTAGATAGATGTTGGATACAAGAAAAATCTAACACTATAATCTTGATGGAACGGAGTCCGTATTTTATTAAAAATGTATTTGTAGAGAAGGCATTTGAAGATAAAACTATTAGCGAAGAAGAATATAAAAACATTTTAACACTCCATAAAACTACGGATAAATTATGGGAACCATGTGGATATATATATCTCCGTTCTAACCCCGAAATATGCTTTAATAGAATTAAAAAGAGAGGCAGAGAAGCAGAAAAAAATATTAAAATGGAATATATAAAAAGAATCCATGAATTACATGAGAAAAATTATGAAGAGGCAATTAAAAATAATAAAAACATGTTATGTATTGATGTTGAAAATAAAAACGTAGCGGATATATGTAGCGAAATTATATCATCTGGCATTTATAATAATATAATTAATCAAGTATATAATATGTGATGTATATAATATGTAATTACCCATATTTAGCAGGGAACTATAGGAGATTTAGTTCCTACAAAGCAACTATAATACAATCTATCCATATCCTTGTATTCTAATGTAGGTGTAGATGAATGAATTAACTTTCTATTATTGAATATAAGAAGGTCATTATTTTCCCATTTAACCTCTACGATATTATTTTTTGTAACCACGTGTTTTGACATAATTTCTCTGTATAAATCAAAACTATCTCCACAAGACATTTTATCAAATTTAGCAAATCTGAAAGGCGACAGCATTAATGCCTTCCGATTTCTATTATAATTTGAATAAACTACCAAGGGCTCTTTTGTAATAATGCTCTCTTCTTTTTCTATTTTGATTTCGTTGCTCTTAACTCTATTATATCCAGTGTAATCAAAATAAGTATTCATCATTCCAGTATTAGCATTTGAATAAATAACCTTTAAATCGTAAATTTTATCCTTAATATCACTATCAATACTATCATATGCGTCTTCTAGACTCGCAAATAACGTATTTCCGCCAATTGAAGGAGTTTTAATCATATACATACTGGAAACTACAGGGGGTAGATATGTTCCCTGCCCTACTATATCTTGATGCCATACGAGAGAGTTTTTAAAAGGTTCGCTATATTTCAGATAAGTATCTTTGACGCCGTGAAGGTCTTTAATATAGCAATTACCCCGCAACGCTATTTGCGGAACAACATCGACTTTAGAATATTCAAATGGGTGAATAGTTTCATTATTATTTTTATCATCAAATAACTTACAAAACTCATAATATTCTGCTGGATTAATTTTTTGATTTTTAAATAAAAGCATTGGGACACTATTGAATAATTTAATAAGTTCGCATTTATCATAATCAGACAATAATTTAATATCTACTTTTGAGATTACAGCATAATTTCTTTTATATGTTGGAAATGAAATAGAATATGAATGAGAACATTGTAGTGCGATGAATAAGTAGAATATGATAATAAAATCGTATTTCGCGAAGAACGTCATCTTTCGTAATGTTAATATTAGCGTGCTTTAATATTAATTAAAAATAATAAGAATTATCAATTTTTATAATTTTTATAATTTTGAGTTTTCCAATTCAATATATTCATGTACCTTATTTTTAGAAATAGCGATTACATAATTTTTTATAGATTTTGAGAGTAATGTAGATGCCTTATTAGGAACAGCGCTGGGAATATTAGGTACGCAATAAATACTAACATTATTATATTTAATATATGGGTTATCTACTGTAGTTGGCACAGACTGTTCTGTTATCCCTCCTTGATCTATTGCGACATCCATAATAATGCTATTTTGTGGCATAGTATCTAAAATTTCATTCGTAAGCAACCGATTCGCCTTCGCGCCAGTATTGTATATACTGCCAATAGTAATAATTGATTTTTTCATAAGTAATCTCAAATTATCTTCATTCATATTATAAATATTGATAATATCCTTTGTATCTTCATTGCTGTCGGCAGATGCCTTAATTTTTGTAATCTTGTCCATATCTATATCAATTAGATTGATATTTTTATAACCCATCTTGATGGCACAATTAATTGAAGAAATACCTACGTTTCCGACGCCTATAATTGTTATAGGTATATGATAATAATGATAAGGTATATGAAATTTAATAAATAAATCTGCTTCCTCGAATGCTTTTTCTCCCGCGATAATAGACATATTAGATAATATTGGATAATATGTGTTAGATTCGCTTTTCTTAATTAAAACTGTTTCATAAGCATAACATGTCGCCTTCGATTTAATCATATTATCTAGAAGATTTTGATTGCTAGCAAAATGGAAAAATGTGAAAATAGTATGGTTTTCTTTAATAAGCGGATATTCACTTTCTTGTGGTTCTTTTACTTTTACAATAAGATTCGCGATATTATAAAGTTCTTCAATTGTACTTACCATTATAGCACCAGATTCAATATATTCATAGTCTTTGAATCCGGCATTAACACCAGCATCTTTCTGAAAATATACAATTATACCCGAATCAACAATAGTCTTAACATCTTCGGGGATTAATGATACACGAGTTTCATTTATTTTTAATTCTTTAGGAATACCTACTGATAACATTTTATATTATATATATTCGCAATGTTTTATATATATTATTACATATTACATATATGTAATAATCAGGATAGTCTCAATTTCTCAATAGATTCTATTATAAGACCTCTGTTTGCTCCTGTAAAAGAGCATATTTCTTGGGTATTATTAATAAATCTAAAATGAGGAATAGAGAGGATATTGTTGATATCTTCTATATCTTCGCATTTTTGAATATCAACCTTTATAAAAATTATATCTTTGTAAGATTCAGATAATTCTAGCATATACGGATATATCTCCTTACAAGGCTTACAAAATGATGCGGAATATATAACTAATACTTTATTGCCTTTCAATATCGTTTTATACTCTTCGTTATTAGTTATATCAAATATAGCCATTATCTATATAAAATAAGTTAAATTATTTTTTATTTTTTAGTCGCAAATATAAAAATTGATTATATAAATATATTAGTACCCTATATAATAGAATGCCTCCAAAATCTTTGAAAGAAGTAGATGTTAAGACCGTTGAAGAAAAGTATAAAAAGTATGAACTTCTCGAGCATATTCTTGCGCTTCCGGATACATATATCGGTTCCATAGAGTCTCAAAAAATTAATAGTTATGTATTTAATACAGAAACTAATAAAATGGACACCGATGAACTAACGTATATTCCGGGACTTTTGAAGATTTTTGATGAAGTAATCGTAAATGCTATTGACCATTCTATGCGTTTAAAGGCCGAAGAAGCAAAAGGAAAAGATAATATCAAGCATGTTAAAAATATCAAGGTGTCTATTAATAAAGATACTGGAATCATTACGGTATATAACGATGGAAACGGTATTGATATTAAAAAACATAGTACATATGGCGATTTGTGGGTTCCTGAATTAATCTTTGGAGAACTTCTGACATCCACAAATTATGATAAAGGCGAAGAGAAAATATGGGGCGGTAAAAATGGTTATGGTAGCAAGTTGGCGAATATATTCTCAAAGGAGTTTATTATAGAAACCGTAGACCATTACACTGGCAAAATATATACTCAAACTTTTAGAAATAATATGACGGAACGCGATAAACCTACTGTAAAAGCGTGTTCGAAGGCGCCTTATACGCAAATAACTTTTAAACCAGATTATGAAAAATTTGGAATTAAAAATATTACAAATGATATCTATAAATTGTTTCATCGTCGTGTAATAGATGCGTGTGCTACAACAAACAAGGACGTATCAGTATATTTCAACGGCGAAAAGATATCAATCAAGGATTTTGAGAAATATTGCGAATTGTTCTTGGATAAAAAGGAACAACCGTTGATTTATGAATCTTGCGGCGAACGATGGGAAGTAGCCGCGTCAATATCTAAATCGGGTTCGTTTGAATATCTATCCTTTGTTAATGGCATTAATACTATCAAGGGAGGTAAACATATCGAATATATTACAAACATGATAACAAAAAATCTCGTGGATATGACATCCGCAAAGAAAAAGAAGATTGTGAAATCACAGCATATCAAGGATAATCTTATTATCTTTGTTAAAGCACTGATAGTTAATCCTAGTTTTGATTCGCAGAGCAAGGAAACACTAACAACCCCTGTAGCAAAATTTGGTTCAAAGTGCGATTTGAGTGATAAATTCTATGATAAGTTATTCAAGTCAGGTATTATAGATAAGGCATTGAGTATCACCGAATTTTATGATAAAAAGAAATTGGTTAAAACTGATGGTAAGAAAATATCGAGAATCATTGTTCCCAAACTAGATGACGCAAATTTAGCGGGCACGAAATATAGCGCAGAATGTACTATTATTTTAACAGAGGGAGATTCTGCGAAAACTATGGCGACAGCGGGATTGAGTGTAATTGGGAGAGATAGATATGGTGTATTTCCTTTGCGTGGTAAAATATTGAACGTGAAGGATGCGACATTACAGAAAATATCAGATAATAACGAGATTACTGCTATTAAGAAAATTCTCGGATTAGAGCAGAATAAAAAATATACTGATATTAGTCAGTTGAGATATGGTTCTATTATGATTATGACAGACCAGGATCACGACGGAAGTCATATTAAGGGTCTGATATTTAATATATTTCAAAGTATGTGGCATGAGTTATATGAAATTTCGGGATTTCTTACATCTATGCTAACGCCTATTATTAAAGCGACGAATAGTAAAAAGGATGTCATAGAATTTTATAACATGTCAGATTATGAAAGATGGAGCGAAACAGATGTGGCAAAAAATGGTTCATGGAAAATCAAATATTATAAGGGACTTGGTACTTCTAGCGACCAAGAGGCGAAGGAGTACTTTAAAAATATGAAGAAGGTGACATATATATATGATGAGAATGCCGATGAAGTAATAGACCTGGCATTTAATAAGAAACGCGCAGATGATAGGAAATTATGGCTTCAAAATTATAATAAGGATAATGTATTGGATTATTCTAAATTGAATGTAGATTATAAATCGTTTGTTGATAAAGATTTAATCCATTTCTCCAATAGAGATTTACAGAGATCTATTAATCATATTTGCGATGGTTTAAAAGAAAGTACGCGAAAAATCATTTACGCATGCTTTAAGAGAAGATTATATACGAATGAGATAAAGGTAGCGCAACTATCCGGATATGTTAGTGAAGTATCAGCATATCATCACGGAGAAAACTCGCTCCAACAGGCTATTGTTGGAATGGCGCAAATATATGTAGGGACTAATAATATTAATCTATTAAATCCTAATGGTCAGTTTGGAAGTCGCTGTCAGGGAGGTCAGGATGCTTCATCGGCGAGATATATTTTCACTCTATTATCTAAACTTACTAGACTGATATTTAAAGAAGAAGATAATGCGATTCTAAATTATCAAGATGACGACGGACAGCAGATTGAACCTGAATATTATGTTCCTATTATCCCTATGATTTTGGTCAATGGAGGTATTGGTATTGGAACAGGATATTCGACAAATATCCCTCAATTTGATCCTAGCGAATTGATAAATATTTGTAAGATTATTTGTAATGTAATAAAAATGTCTGGAACAGTTGTAAAATCTGTAGAAGACCTAGAAACAATTAATGACACTATTAATATATTGGAAATTAATGAAATTACTCCATATTACTTGGGTTTCAAAGGAACTATTGATAAAGCAGAGAAGAACTCGTATATTAGCAGAGGTGTTTATAGATGGATAGATGATTCAACTGTAGAAATAACAGAACTTCCCATTGGAACTTGGACTGAAGATTATAAAGAGATGTTGGAAACGATGATTACAAATGGAAGTAATAACTTGAAATATATTGAAAATCATTATACCTCGAAAAATGTTAAATTCGTACTACATTTTAATACAAGTGTCAAAGATACTTTCGCAGATAACTTTGATGTATTATTTAAATTACAATCGAGTAAAAATTTAAGCATTAATAATATTCACCTATTTAATAAAGATGGTGCTATTCAAAAATATGATACTGCTATTGAAATTATAAAAGAATGGGCTGAAACAAGAATATTAAAATATTTTGAAAGAAAAAATTATCAAATTAAAAACCTAGAAAAAGATGCGAAGGTATTGAGCAATAAAATGCGATTTATATTGGACGTAATCGCAGGAAATATTCAAATTATGAATAAAAAATTAAAGGAAATTACTGCCAGACTTATTGAATTAAACTATCCGCCTATCAATACTGGAGAAGGAGAAGGAACTGGGAATGACAATGGCGAGAAAGAAGACGAAGAGAATCCCGCAGAAGGTGCGGATGCGAATATTAACCATAAGCATTATAATTACTTGTTGAAAATGCCCATATCTCAATTAACTTACGATAGAAAGATTATCTTGGAGAGAGAATATAATGAATTGGATGAAAAATTAAAAAATCTCAAAAATACTAATATTGAAGATTTGTGGTTAAATGATTTGCTCGAACTTGAAAAAGAATGGGGAGAGCACCGAGATAATATTTTGAAAGAATATGAAAATGATAGATTAGGAATTGTAGATTCTAAAGGAGTTAAAAAAAAGGCGGTTGTTAAGAAGTAATTGAATTAGAAAGGAGGTAGTTCAATATCATTTTCCATACATATATTATATATAGTAAGATAGTCTGTATGATTATCATTTTCAATTAAATCATATAAATATTTTTTAATATTATATTCAATAGGTAATGTATTTATATAAGTTAGCAATTCATTTTTTTCTGATATACGTATATTTTCTAAGTTGTCAATGATGTTTTCCAAATCATTTGTATCATTCATAGCGCTATTCATAATGTTATCCATAATGTTATCCATAATATTATTGATAATATAATTATATTTTTTATATTGGTTATCAATTTTTATAGTCGCTGCTCTTGCGAAGACTCGCAGAGATACTCTTTTAGATATATTATTTTTTGCTTATCGCGATTCGCATATAAATATTCGGATTTTTCTCTTATTTTTTCCCTAATATCATCAATGCTAGTAGCGATATCATCTATTGCTATATCAGCCATTTTAGACATCATGATATACCACTCTTTTGAACTTGGAGGCAATGGATTTATACCAGAGTACATGGATTCAAAAGGATAGCAGAAGAATGGTAAATATGATATATTAGGTTGTAGTTCTGGAGAATCTAATGATGTTTTTGGAAGTATGCTTTTGTAGTCTGCCTCTGTTGCGTTAATAATGCCTAGACAATATTTAATATCTATGTTATCGTGAAAAATAATCTCGTTCATAGAATGGTTATCCTTACAATCTAAAAACTCGCGCAAGTTCCATGGATAATAGGTGTTTTTTTCCGTAATTATGCCATTATAATCTCTCGCATTTATATGATAATTATTTTGATTAAGTAATATTTTTGGAAATATCATTAGGTATTTTCCAGGATATATGCTCTCACTATCTATATTGTCTTTTGTGATTACTGACATATAAACGCCCGGGAATTGGTCATCTGTATTAAAATACCCTGTTTTCAATTCATCCCACGAAACACATTCGGGATTATTAGTTGTGTGAATCAAATAATAGATGTCTTCCATATCCTATTATTAAGATATTAAGAGAGGGAGGGAAGCCTATGTAAAGATATGATATCAAAACCTTATATATTTCAATGCGATGGATGTGGGGGTAATAAATATATATAAGGATTAAGCGATATATATATAAAACGGCAATTACATCATTTTTTTATTTAATATAGCCTTTATGGCATTTCTGTCATCGTGCCCGAGTGGTCTAAGGGGTCAGACTTAAGATCTGATGTGCTTTAGCACGCGT